GACATATCTTGAATACCGGCGGCGTTGGCAAAAGCCATCTTCTCGAACCTACTCATAGATTCAAACTCTTTACCGGACGCATCCACAGCCTGAAGGACAAGTCTTATCCTCTCGTCTGTTGTTGCATTCAAAAGTTCAAATGAGTTTAGCAAATCTCCACCAAGTAAAGCATTTAACTGACCGGCGGACTGTGCTGCACCTTCAAATGTGTCAAATTGTTCTGTAATACCAATAAGAGTTGAAGCCTCAACACTTAATTTCTTGGCCGCTGCGGCAGTCTTAGCAAAAATCTCAGGAGCGTCTTTTCCAAAAGATGCTAGATAAGGAAGAGCTTGAGCAAACCCTTCCGCCATCTGCTGCGGAGGTATGGCTAGAGCAATTGCCGTTTTGGCCAACTCTTCCTGCACCACTACTGCTTCTTCAGGAAACAATCCTAAACCATCTGTCAGAGTATCGAATATCTCGCCAGTTGTATTCGCAGCAACACCAAGTCTTTCCATCTCGGCTGCAAACGAAGTTACTCTAACTTGTGTATCTGTTGACAGATCCCGAAAGTTCGTGACGGTTGAAATAAGTGCAGACGTTGCCTGGCCTGCCTCGGAGAATCCGACCCCAAGAGCACTACTGTTTATCTGAACCTGTGATACAAGGCCGTTCAAATCGCCGGCAGCGCCGGACATGGCATTGAGAGATGCTACTGCTGAGTCGAATTGTACTACTGCTCGGGCGGTGTTGACCGCAAACGATCTCATTATATTCAAGCCAAGGTTTAAAACACCTTTAGAACTAAAAATCTCTTTAGCTGCGGATCCAAGAGATTTCATCTTGGCACCTAAGCCACCGGCCTCAATAACAGAATCGGCCAGCCCTCTTTGTATGCCAAACGTAGCAGCGAGCATAGTCAAGGTAGAGTCCTTCATTCTTTCTTGCGCAGCCACCTGCTTTTGGCGTATATCGTACTGCTCTTCCAACACCTCAAGCTCCCTAGCTGCGTCCTCTACGGACATCTGATCATTCTTGACATTTTCAATTATCACCTCTCGCTGCTGATTCAGAGATTTAAGCTTTTCATCCTCAATCTCTTTTTGTTCTTTTCTCTTTTGAGTTTCACGATCAAGCAGTCTTAGACGGTTGTTTTGTAGTTCTAGTTTTTCCTTCTCTTTTTGACGGGCGGTGTCCTGCTCTCTTTCAGAGCCCCCCGTTCCCTGCGTCTCTTTAGCCATAGCAGCAACCAGGCTATCAATAGATGCCACAAGTTTATCTATTTTAGCGTCAGATGCCATGGTTTATAACTCTACTTAACAGGCCACTTTAGACCAGTTGCTCTTTCAAACTTCTTGATTGCTCCCTGAAGCTTGAACTTGTTTTTATATGTTCTCGGATTGTCAAGTCCATACTTTGCAGCGGACTGAATATACTTCTTCTCTCCAGCTAGTGCTCTTGTAAAAGACTTTACTTGATTTGAGCTTCCTCGAATGTTTACAGGAACGGAAGAGCCCCCGAACATCTGGTTAAGAAGGGCCTTGACACCATTACCAAAATGTGCCAAAGGGTTGAACAACTCATCTAGTTGCTCTTCATTCATCATGTTGAGATTCAGATCAATTGATTGAAGTTCTCCGTTGTTTTCACTCATATGTTAGACTCCTCTGTGTAAATAGTCTCTCGACAAATAAAAAGGCGGCTACCTGCCGCCCTTGCTTTTGGCCTTTTCCATAGCTTCAACCTCTTGCTCAATCTGTCTGCGAAGTCTGTCAAAAAACCAACTTCTCAAACCAATTGGGAGGTTATAGGCTTCAAGGAAACTCCAACCGCCATAGTATTTCATATAATGGAACTGCTCATAAACAGATTCCATATATTCACTTGTTAGACCAAAAGAATTCCGCCGTAAATGGCAGATTGATCCTTTCCGAGTGATTACACTCTTTGCAAGTAAACTGTTGTTTTAGATCTAGACTGGGAACAATCTTCTCATAAGTGCTTCTTAATAGTCGTGAGTCACGGGCTGGCAGAACTGAAACAGCCTTCATAATTGTTGGACGATCATCAACCTCATCAATAGCAACAGTAAATGTTAGAATCTGTGATGATAGAAGGTCCTCTGGAAGCTTTGCCTTCTTCTTTCTTTCAACACCTTCGGTGTACTTCTTCTCGTCGTGACCATTGATGGTCTTAACTTCAAAGGTCCACTTGCATGTGGGAAGGTTCTTGATAAGGAAAGTTCCACGCTCAGTAGCCTCCACTTCTAATTCTAATTCTTCTGCCTCTTCTAAACCTGAATAACTTCTACAGGTTGAAAGATCAAACTCTTGCTCCGACTCTGTACCGCACTTTGGACAAGTAACAGTGGGAACATAATCAAAACCATAGTTGTGCGCTCGGAGAGCGACAATGATAGCGTTCTTATCTGCAACGAGAAGAGAATCGGTATTGATGTTCTTATCAACCAACACTGAGGTGATTAGTCTGTCAAACACCTTTCCTTGTCTAATAAGAGTTTCAGAGTTTAGAATATCTTCCTCCTTGGTTGTCATATGTTTAATCTCCAAGGAATCTTTGCCCTTTAGTGGATGTCCTTCAGGATAATACTTACCCTTTGACGGCAACTCCACAAACTCTGTGGGCATCGCAAAGCTAAAGTCCAAACCTGCTGGTGCTTGCGCAACTGGTGCCGGCGAGCTTGCTCCAGCGTTAGGATCTTGTACGCCTAATCTGTCTTCGTTTCTTGTACTCATTTATTACCTCTCTATGAGAATTCTCCATTATCATACTATAAGATAGAGGCTCTGTTAAACAAAAAAACAAAACCCCCACCTTACCTAAATAGTAAAGATGGGGGTTTTTTGTTGAAAATAGGAGATTATTCGACCGGGTTGCCGCCGAGAGCCCAATAAGGAACGCCAGGTGCATTAGAGGGTGCGGTGGGACTAGGTGCGCCGGGTGAGAAGGCGGTAATAGAGGCCCAATCGTAACGAATGGTAAGTTCGATATCGGTTAGGTCGTCACCTTCATAATCAAGATCACCAAACTTTACATCCTTGACCCAAGGGTTAGTAAGCCGCCACTCTTCAACAGAGCGCCCTTCTGAATCAAGCTGTGCAATAAGAAGCTCGTTTCCAAGTGCGTTTACTGCACGAGACTTGGACATGGTTCCAAGATCAAGCTCAGTTTGAGCAGGCTGATAACCGGCTGCGTTCACAATTGCAACTACAGTGGAAGCCATATCTGGATCAACTGGATCAGCCAAAGTCATTGATACTTCCTGCCACTCGACTCTACCTGGGTAGTAGTAAGTGTGATTAAGAAACTTGTGTGCTGATTCCGTTACGTTGAAGCTAGGCTTTGTAACCTTCTTGAGAACGTATGTTGGGATCGAATTGATGTATGCGACCCATCTAAATTGTCGCTTGGGGTCTTTTACCCCTGGTGATGCGTTAGACCAAAATGCCATTTGTATATCTCCTTTATAGTAAGTAGTGGGGGGGTGAAATTCCCCCCCTTACTTTTGTTTATTAGTCGGTGAAAGATGCTCCAGTTCTAGTAATGTTGAAGTCAATAGCGATGAACTCAATGGATCGTGCTGGCTTCAGGTAGATCTTAGCGTATAGAATGTTTCTATCAATAAGGTCTGGAGTGGTGGTAGTTTCGTCAAGCACGACTCGGAACTCTGTAAGGCCGAATCTTGACTTAACCGAAGCTAGAAGTGGGTTCACCTGTGAAGTGAATCGGTTCCAAGTTGCCTGAACATTCTGATCGAACAGGATGCCATTTGCAATTCTGGAAACTTCCTTCTTCAAGAAGACCATTAGCCTTCTCACATTTACTCTGTCAAGAGCAGATGGTGTGACCTGTAGGGTCTTGTTTCCGAATACCACAATTCCTTCACTTGGGAAAGAAGCGATTGGGTTGATGTTTGCCTCATAAAGCAAATCTCGCTCCTTGGAAGTGAGTCGGTATCTTACGTTGGTTACGGGGATACCAGCGGCACCTTCGGTGAGACCACCTCGGTTGAATCCTGCTGGTGCGAACCAGACGGCAGAACCTGGGCGAGTCTCAGAGTATGCCATAGTTCCAAGTGCTACAACTGAGGGTGGTACCCAGAGAACAGCATCGGAAATGGTGTCTCTTGCCTGAACCCAAGGGAAGTAAGCAGTACCATAAGAGTTGTTGATTCTTCTATCCTTGAGTGAGGCAACTGCAAGCTCTGGGTTTGGAAGCCTGTCGGCCTCGGAACCCAATGCGATACCTTCGGATCTTGGAACATAATCATTCTCAAGGTCGATAATTGCTAGACAATCTCCACGATCCTTACAAACTTCAGTTAGGTGAGTTGTAAGAGCAGGATTGGTGATTCCTGGGACAGCAGCAAGGTTCATATCAAGAACTTCGGGGTCTGCTACAGTATCAATTCCTCTCTTTATAGAGTTGAAAGCATAGTGAGTAAGTTCGTTCTTACCAGAGAGTAGAGTGTTTCTAAATGGATCTTGCTCTGTGATATCAAGTCCGTCGAAACCTCCTACAAGTGGTAGTGAGAACTGATCATAACCAAACTCAAGAATGTCTCTGTAAGTTCCAACAGCAGGGGCGTCGCCAAGTAGACAGTCCGCATCGTAATCTTCCTGATCGGTCCCCCGAACAGTTACAGATGCTCCTGCAAAGCGTGAACCTGGGAGCCAGTCAACGTGTTGTTGGCTCTTTAGTACAACACCTCCCCCATTCTGAACGTCTTGAAGAACTAGGTCATCAAGTGAGAAGTAAGGAACGATTCCGTTTGCAAAGTAATCACCTGCTGCATTCTTTACAGTATCAGGATCAAAGGTAGCGGAAGCTGCCGTCCAAACGTCGGTGCCGAGTGCTTTGGTTACTGTAATTGAAGTTATTTCAGTTAGCGTGGAATTTGGAGTAGGTCTTACACAAAGCGTGTAATTATCGTCGTTGATAATCAGCGACATACGACAATCTGTATTTATTGAGTTGAAAACAGCAACAAGATTTCTTAAAGTTTCTTCAAGATCAGCCCCGACCTCGACCTCCCCGGGTGCTGCTGGCGTAGCAACAATAGGATAAGCGGCAACAGGAAGGAGGGGAACAGTTGCAACGGCCACACTGTCAGCGCCAGCAACCAAATTCTCTGATGGAATACCGCCGCCGGATGCGGTGCCAACTGATTCTGCACCAAGTCCAACAAAGGCATCTCCAGCAAAAGCACCATCAGACTTAAGCTGTGGCATCGCCTGATCGATAATACCACCGCCGTCGCTTAGGGTGCTTGAGTAAGGTCTGGTAAAATCTAGGTAAGAAGGATCTGCCTTTACTCCGTTTGACTGATTGGAGGTAACTCCAAAGAAGGAACGTCGTCCGTTTGAAAGGTTGCCAACGGTGCTTGCAGTTCTACAAGCAATTGCAGGCCAGTTGAAACGGAATGTTGGGGTGCCTACGCCATAATCCATGTTTCCTGTAATGAGGACACCAGGAACACCAGGATCCAGACCAGCAGTAGTCTCGCCATTATCATCAGTGGTCACGCCGCTGGGGCCAGAGCCAGATACAGATAAGGTTGGTCGTGGTTGAGCAGGGCCATAGAATCCGAAAGGAAGAAGCTCGGCATCAATAACGCCAGCATCTACATCTTCATCCATTTCTACTCTTACGAACCTAGATTGGTTTGGGTGCTGTCCGGTCATTCTATACCGTGATTCTGCATAATCCCAAGTAGAGTCCATATCTCCAATCTTTCTTGCGATATAGTTTGGAGAGTTGGGGTCGAGGTTACAAAGGGCGTATCGCTCAACATATTCTGGAGCATTGTCAGAATCGGAAGTTACACGAACCATCACGGTAAAAGTTCCGTATGGGTTAAATTCATCATCAGAAGCTTTGATATCCTGAAATCCAATCTTCAATCTCTTAGAGGCCCATTCACCATCATTGAGACCCTTGAATCTAAAAAGCTTTGTAGTTCCTGCAACTTCTTGTGTTACAGCGCTAAACTCCATAAGCTCGTGGGACTCTGTGTGTTGAGAAATAACCCAAGAAGTAACAGGTGGTTGAGCTTCAAGCTGAAGATCGGACTTATCAAATCTTCCCTCAAGGCCAGAAGCATCGTCAAGCTTGACAAGAGCGGCAACTGCTTGTCCCTTTACACCAGCAGCGGAGGGAACAACAGCCTCAAGGTGAGCTTCATAAGTTTCACCAAGCCAGTAATCTTCAACGTTTGCACTAGAAGTTACATCGGCATTGGTAAGAGTTGGGTTTGTGTTTAGAGCACGACGAGCGAACTTCTTTGAAGTTCTGGCAAAGTTGAAAGGATACTTCTTTCCGTCAACTTGTAGTACAAACTCAAAGTCGTTTCCTTGAGAAACAACCCACTTATCAACATCACCACTGACAGGGTTGCCGCCAGCATCGTCGCCAAAAAGTCCAATTGGGGTTGCTTCTTCGGGAGCGTAAACAACGGCTGCAAGAGCAGCGTCCACAGTACCGCCAGTATGTAATGGTGCAACGAAAAGACCATAAGCAACTTCAGTTGTCCACCCAGCCTCAACAGAACCTGCGGTTCGGTCGGGGTGGTTGTAGCCTAGAAGTCTCAAGTAAGTAAGTGGGGTCTGGTTTGCCAAGAAAGCTTGTGCAGCGTATCCACCGTACATTGGTGAGGTTCTGTTACCATCTCTCCAAATGTCTCCACCGATACCTCCGGGGACTGGATTTCCGAACACTTCTACGAACTCTGAAAATGATTCAAGTTGAACAGGTCGCATGGAAACACCACGCTCGGCTCTACCAATCACAAGAGGTCCGATTGCTTCGGGCTCTCTTGGAAGTTGGGAGTTATCAATCTCTCTAACCTGAACTCCTGGGGACACAAATCTGTATTGCTTAATTGACATATAAAATTCTCCTTATCTCTCTGCGTTTATCTTATGAATATCGCAGATTCTCGATTCCTTAGTAAATAGTATAGCACATTCCTAATCGCCTTTTTAGCGAAAAAGTGAAATACTATCAAG